TCCCTGGACGGGTGCGGAATGCGCGGTTGTCAGGATTGTTGAGCCATTCCTTGAATCGGGCCTGGTCAACCACATGGAACCCTCGCATGATGCCCTTTTTGTTGAGATCGTCAATCACCACCAAAGGAACCGAGGCGATCTTATTCCCAAACAAATGGTCACTCCATCGAGCGCGTTCATCGTATGAGTTGAATTGAGCCTTATTGGACTCAATGATCCCACCCACATCCTGCGAACTCTCGATCACTATCCCGCCATCTTCAGCGGCGTGAGCCTTGCGCTGGACTACCTTGGTGTTCTTTGCGATTTCGTTGATGTTCATGTGAAAAAGGGGGCTGAGTTTCCCCTGCCCCCTTAGTTGTCACCGATAAATCGGCTTACGACAGGTCAGCGATGATGCCATGAGCGGCTTCGTTCTTGACCTCGAGGGTGTACTCAACCAGCAACTGCGTGCGATCCGAGTCACCGTTCTTCGCCAACTCAATGGTCTGGAAGGGACGCAGATAAGCAACAGCAGCGTACTCGGGATCAAGCACGAAGGCCACATCGTTTGCGGAGTTGCCCGACAGCATGAACCTGTTAGGTACACAAGACACGCTGCCGAAATCGGACAAATAGATGTCCGCTGCGCCAATTATGGTCGTAGGAGCATCCGAAGGAGCCATATAACGCTGGGCAGCAATACCGGAGAAAGCCGAAACCGTCTGCTTGTGCGCCGGGGTCACCATCAGAATCTTCGGCGAACCGCCCGACTCAAACACTTCCTTGATGACCGTCTTGAGTTCGGTCTCAGTGAAGGTGCGGTTCGTGCCGTTCGTACGAGCGGTCGTGCCAGAAGAACCAGCAGAGCCACCCGAACCGAAGTCGCCGTTGCTCGACAGCCAGGTCTGGAGGCCACCCAACACACGGGCGGTGGAACCAGCCGTGCCGTTGCTCTGAACGGTGTTGTTCAGCAGCGTGAACTCCATGTCGCGCTTGATCTCAGACGAAGCCTTCGACAGCTGATAGGCCAGTTCCGACTTGCGGCCAGCCTTGTCAACGGCTTGCAGCGTGCCGGTCACGCCGACAGTCTTCTGACTGATCTGGGTGCGGTTGCCAACACGGGTCGTCGGGCTGAGCGTCGCGGTGGAAGCATCAGCACCTTCAACTGCGGCGTTAGCAGCAGCAGCGGCCAGGGAGTCGGTCTGCCACTCGTGGTAGACAGCCGTAGCCTTGGTTTTGCCCACGGTGGACATGAAAGGCGTGTCGGTGGGAGCGATGTTATAGATGATGTCGCTCAGGTCTTCGCGCAGACCAACAGCGGCGTAGGTACGAAATTGGGTCATGATATTTCCTTAGAGTAGACGTTCAAACAGGGCCGCAGCATCGGAGACTTTTCCAGACTTCCTCAACTGCGAATGAGCTTTCTTTACTGTTTCGTCTGCCGCTACCTTTTGAGTTGCTGCATTGCCTGGACGAAGCATCTTCGGCGCTTCACTTACTTTCTTGGTTACTTGAGGCTTCTGGCTCTGTAACTTCGCGTATTGCGCGGCCATATACAGAACCTGAACAGCTCGGGAGTCGTAAGCGGTTGCCAGTTCCTGATCGGAAAAACCAATGGACTTGGCAAACTCTCGAACCATCTTCTTGACTTCGGTTCCCTTCTCGGGGTGTCCATAGTCAGGAATCACCTCCGCAAGTCGCTGCGCTTCACGGTTGACAGCTTGGGCTAGTGCGGCTTGACGCTCGGCGGTTTGCTGTTCTGCAATCCGCTGCCTCTCAGCCTGCACCATCGCAAGTTGCTTCTCGCGCTCTGTGCGCTCGGCTACCTTGACGGCATAACCAATGGGGTCGGTCTCTTTCAACGCCTCGAGATTTTCCCCGGTGTCTTGTTTACTGATGAACTCTTCGATCAGGTTCAGCCTTTGCGCGTAGGCATCCCGCGCCTGCTTTGCCTGCTCTACGGCCATCCTCTCAGCTTCTACAGCTTTACGCTGCTCGGCAAGAGTCTGTGACTTCTTGGTGTAGTCCAGCCCCTTTTGATACCCATCCACCAATTCGTCGAAGGTGACTTCCTTTTCCTCACCAGCGGCTTTCACTCGGAATCGCTGTGGTTCAGGCTCTACCTCTACTTCTTCGGTTTCAAGCACCTCGGGTTCGGACGCCTCGACTTGTTCTGGTTCCTCTTGAGCTTGCGGGGCGGCTTGTTCAGCTTCCGTCGGCTCCATCAGTCCCAAAAACGCGCCTGCGGCTTCGTTTACCGTCATCGAGACATTCCCGGATTCCGGGGCCATGTTCTCAGCCATTTCGTTCCTCAGTTGTGTCTGAAAGCGTCAGACTCGCATCAGAGGATTTTCCACCGCTTCTTGACCATCTGGTCTTCGGAAGCAATTGCGGAAAAGTGCCCCATTATTTCATCAAGTAAGCGAAGTTTCAAATAGGCTCGCTCACGAATGTCTATGTCCATCTCATCCGAATTGGTAATAACACTCATAAGTGTTGACCGGATGGAATCAATCTCTCCGGTAAACCATTCGTCACCCAAAAGCGTTTTAGCCCGTTCTGACTTGTTCATCGAAATCCTTGGCCAATGGTGTATCCCATGCTCGGGAGCATCCCAACTGCACGGCCAAACTGGTCTTGATTTACACCAAAGTTGGCAAACGCACCCTGTTGGGCCTGATCCAAAGTAAATCCTTGACCCATAGAGTCGATGATTGCTTGGGCGACTTGTGTATCTGTGAATCCAGGCGCGGCCGGAGAAGCACCAAGAAGCCCAGTTGCCGCTGATTGAGGAGTCGACAGCAGCCCTTGGTTATTTTTCTCAAGAGCAACAACATCAGCCGCCCGATAAGCCTGTTCGCTAGGAACTCCATATACCCGCATCGCGCCAGCAATTGAGTCTGGCAGGCTAAATCCCTGAGCCATAGACTCGCGCAGAGCTTGAGCCACGCGAGCATCCGTGTAGGTCGTGGGCGTTGTAACTGGCGGCTTGACAACAGGAGTGGTTACTGGCGCTGTCGGAGTCGTCACAGCTCTTACAGAGCTGGGAGTGACAGTTGTGGATGGCATATTGCCACCCTCAATCTGATCCACAACACCAGCCTGCTGATTCCTGATTGCATCGTAGTCAAAAGCACCAGGCTGGAACACAACCTCAGTATTCTGAACCCTCGGCACGTCATAGAGAAGTGATCCGGGCGTTCCAGAAATGAAACGCTGCGCTCCAGTCGGCATTTGCTCGCGATCAGCCAAAAGCCCAGGGAATTGATAGGTCGGGGCCGATCCCCGGAACTGCATAGAAGAGCGGTCAACCAACTGCATTGCGCGATCAAACTGCGACTGGCCAACCCCATAGTTGTTCAATGCGCCTTGACGAGCTTGTTCTAGGGTAAACCCTTGAGCCAAAGAGTCGCGGATCGCTTGCGCCACTCGAGCATCAGAGAAATTCGTACTCGGGGCGTTTTGGACTTGATCCAATGCCTTGTTGAAATCATTTTCAGACAAACCGAAGTTCGTCATCGCGCCCATCTTGGCTTGCTGAACAGTAAAACCAGCGGCAATTGCGTCTTGGATTGCCTTGGTAACTTGCTGCGTGGTGTATGTAACAGCAGGTGGCGCAGTCGTGGGAACCACAGCACCGAGCGAAATCTGCTCGTCGATCCCGGCTTGATTGATGGCAGGGAAGTTGTCGAGCAAGTCTTTCTGAGTCAACCGGAGCTGTCTCACAAGATCATTAAATGATCCGTAATCGTCAGATTGCTGCGCCTCCACCAATCTGGTGGCAAGCTCATTCTTTTGTGCAACGGTTAGTTCCATGATTTACCCCGGAATCTCAATGTTTGAGGAGATGCCTGCGCCGATCTTTGCGGCCTTGAGTTGGACTTCGGCCTCGAACTCTTGCCTCTTCAGCTCCAGTTCAGCCGCAGCCTTCTCTCGGGCGAGTTGAATCTCAGCCGCCGCCTTCTCTCGCTTGGCTTGAATATCGGCCAAAGCCTTCTGGCGGTCAATCTCCAACTGGGCCTGAGCCTGCATCATCATCGCTTGGATGGCCGGATCAGGTTGCTGTTGCTGCGGAGGAGGATTGCTCAGAGCCTGGTCGATCTCAGGCGTGACGGGCTTGAAGAAAGTCGCTGAATCTTTGAACCCTGCGGCTTCGATCATCCTTCCCAGAGTCTCGCGGTACTGACCAACAGTAACCAAAGGATTAGCAGGGCCGAACTGCTGAAGAATCCGCTCCTGCTTGTCCAGGATCATCGCAAGCATCGCCATCTGCTCTTGCTTGTTGCCCGTTCCAAGTCCAACAGAGATGCTCACATCGTACTGATTCGACCACTCACGGGGATCCATTTGGATGTACTGACCACGCATCCGAATGATCCGGGGCTTGTCTTGGTACTTGCACAGAAGTTGCAGGATGCCCTTGAACAGACTCTTAACACCCGTCTCAGCGAAGTTCCGGGCGATCAGTTCCATCTTGCCAGCAGAGGCGTTCTGGAACGCAGCCACAGCAGTAGCGGTGACGTTCTGGAGAATGTTCGGATCAAGACCCTGCGTAGCATCCGAAACGCCCGTGCGCTTGGCCTGGACTGCATCCAGATACTCGAGCATCGGGAAGGCTTGATTCGCCACAGGCTGAACCGCCATCGGAACCACCGCATTGGGATTCTTCATCCGAATCACACCACCAGGCGTGGGAGAGATGAGATCGTCCAGGTTTACCTGACCATCCACCGCACCGACCCGGTAATTGTTCGTCAGATACAGGTTATCCAGCATCTGCCGGGTGATCGTGGATTTTTGTAGCTGCAAGTCCATCACCTTATCCGCGAGGGACAAGCCATAGAACTTGTGCGGAACAGGGATCGGACAGAGGCTATGGAAAGGAATGTAGTCCGTTTCCGTTTCCTCAAGAATCTCGCTGCCTGCGTACCAAACCTGGAGAAGCTCGGCCAGACCATCACCATCCCGGTCTGCGCGGATGTAGCACTCGTACACCTCCACATCCTGCATGGTCGGGTCGAGGCTTTCGTCTTGGCTGGGCTGCTCGCCCTCAGAGTACCGGGCTACCCGCTCAGGAGAGAAGCTCAGGTCATCGTAAGCCGGGAGATCGCGTACAACATCCTCCGGGAAGCCCATCGCCACCAGGTCAGACCGAGGCATCAGTCGGCGGTGAGCAACGAATGGAGAGTCCTGGATCGTTGTGGCCTTCTTGGAGATCAGGAATTCCTCGGGAGGAATGTTCTGAATCGCCACTCGCCCAATTTGATTCTTCTTCTTGACCTTGACGGTGTGAGATGCCTGCACCAGCGGCATCCCGTCCAACCCAATCGCAGGACTTCCGTCAATGTTCATGACGGGAGTGACGATGGTTTCCTGCTCGATGATCTCCCGAGTCCCGTCTGCCAGGAGCATCGTGAGTTCGTCATCGGTCAGGTTCTGATAGGTCTCCTTGATAACGTCAATGCGGTTATCCCAGTAAGCCTTTACGACGCCGACCTTCTCGAGCAGCGCATCCTTGAACCAGTCATGCAGGATGGCGAAACCAGGGTTGTCCTTGTAGAACACCCAGTTCGAGTAGTCCGTCGCTTGGTTCGCGCCTTGCTCATCACCGGGGCCGACAGGCTCATAGCGGATGATGTCATCCGAAGCGGTGAAGATGCGGATCAGTTGAGGAATCGCGCCGTCAATGACCTCTGCCACCTCTCCGGTGACGATCTGGCTTCGACCCTCTACCTCGTTACCGTAAGGATAACGAAGGTAATACTCAAGTGACCGGGTTCTCTGCTCGGTTGTCTCCGTTTGGAGATACCCGATCGCTCCATCGATTTCGGCCTCGAGCAGGCTTTTCAGGCTTATCTGATTCATGCTTTTCCTCTAACGCTTTGATGCGGCGTTCTAGCTCCGCGAGTTTGGCGTTGATGTTGCCTTGAGGCGTTGCCCACATTAGACCACCCACCTTGTGTTAACGCTAATCGGCTTGCTCCAGTCGCCCTGTTCGTGAATCCCGATAGCAAAGTATCGGAACGCATCGGACGAATGAGAGGCCCAGTC